AATGTATAAGGTAACTTAGCCACTGTTCTTTTCCTTTAATTTGTTTTCCACATTGCGTATAAATTCAACGTCATCCGCGTAGGCAAAATCCTGTAACGCATCAACCTCCTCATCCGTCAGCCCAACCCACGGGCGATTTTGGGCGACAATCAACTCGGCAAATTTGAAATCATCATAGTGTGCTGAACCATATACTTGTTCAGCAAGTTCTTTAATTCGTTCGTTCATATCTTCTCCTCGTTGGGCCACTGCGCCCACATAAACGGTTTGCCAACCAAGTGTTCTTTCTCCAGCACCGCCGTTACAAACTCCAGCGGAGAGACTTGGATTAGTTCTGTTCGCGCCAGCAAACTTTCTAAGTGCATTCTTTGTATTGCGGCCGCTTTGCCCTGTTTAAACCCGCGTTCAAAGTCAGTCAGTTTTTTCAATATAGTCACAGCCAACTCCCTTGCAAAACATATTTTTTCTTACCTTTTTCCCATACATCAATCTGCCGTTCCTTAAGCTTTAAACGCTTGGCGTAATACCGCGCACGACTTAAATGTTTGGTTGCAATAAAGTTTCTGCCGCCGCCTTTGGGGTAATCAATCCAACGACAACAGACGTAATATAGTTTCTTGGACCAGCAGTGTTTCATTTCTTTCCCCTTGCGCGGAGAGCTGCGGCTCGGATTTTACAGGCTTGGTTCCAGTCGCTGGCGTCCCAGTTGCTCGTCTGTACAACTCCAGCCTCGCACACCTTGGCGCACTCCTCCCGCTCATGCGCGGCGACAAGTGCGGCGAAGTTAGCAAAGCCTTCAAACCCAACAATATCTACAACCCCATCGGCAAACCCAGCCTCCCGCGCTAGGCGGATGATGTCGTCGCGTGTCATGGTTTTCCCGATCGGTAATTTTGATTCGCCATTAGTAGGCTTTCCTGCGGATTCTTCCCGTTCGGTAATCATGCTATTTTGTCCTTGAATCCGCTTGTGTGTAGTCGCTTAAAGCAAGCCTCACACTTCCACCTAAACCCCTTACCGCTTGATAACGGGACTTTGTGTATCGCTGGGTTCACTCTGCACTGCTGGCAGTTTGGTAGGGCGGGTGGTGCCGTAGTACAGTTCGTCTGTATATTCATTTCTGTTTAGTAAAAAATATTCAAAATCTAGCGAGTTTTTTAAGTCGCGCACTTTGGCTAAAGTGTTTCGTGCTTTTTTAAATTGCGCGCTAGTTTTACCGTATTTTTTAGCCACTTCCCAGCAAAGATCTGTTATTTTACCGTCGGCATCTCTTATGATTTCTGCTATCGACGAGTGGTCTTTAACCGTAAAGCCTGTATATTGCTTCTGTTTGTTGTTCATTTCCAGCTTCCTCCACGTGCCGTCATCTGACCGGCTAAAAACGCAGCTTTGTATGCACCGTCATTGGTGTTAGCGCGCATCAACTGTTCTTTGAGGTGGTTAATCTCAGCTTGAGATTGTTCGTTTGCCGCTTTCCACGCAGCCTCCCATGCGTCCCACATAGGCGCCTCTAGCGTGTTGTAGCTACCAGCCGGGGTGTTTTTACCGTGAGTAATTAACCACCACTCACGCCAAGCTTCAGACATTTTGTTCTTCATTCGTACCTTCCGTATATTTAGCCCAAACTTCTTTGGGCATTTCGATTGTCATTACGCGGTAGCCACATGCGCATACCCGCCGCCGTTCCACCCAGTCAAAATCTTTCACAGTGTCTTTCCACTGCCGGGTATCTTTAGTCCTCATTGGTTCTAAGCATTGCGGACACTTCATAAGTACACGTGCGAGATCCAGTCATTATCTGGGTTCTGCGCGTACATCATTTCGTGCCGCACCTGTGCGCCCATCAGTTGTAATTCCTGCAAAGTCTTTGTCTTGACTCCGCCATAGGTCACCCACTCTTTAGGGTTTTTTACGTGCGGCACATACATCGTGACCCCGTGCATAAAGCACGGTTGCAGGGTCATTTCAAGTTCTGGTTTAGATTTGGCTTTAGCTTTCATACAGTCCTCAGTGTTTAGGATTAAATTCACAAGACGTAACAACACACCACGGGCAGAGCGGTGTCTGCCGTGGATTCCACACATCGTTCTCAAACGCTGCTTCAAGGCGCGCAACCCTCTCGCGGTACGCCCACCACTCCTTCTCTGATTGATCTCGGTCCATCGACATCGTGACCATGTCATTTTTGACCACAAACAACAGCGCCGACTTCACCTGACGTATGTGCGGGAAGTGGATGAACACCATGAGCGACATCAGCTTTAGCTGGTCAGTGTCCGGGTAGCGGTTATTCCCCGTCTTGTAGTCAGCAACCCACGCAGTCAGATCATCATCGTCCACGATCAAAAGGTCAGCGATCCCGCGTGCCCACATATTGTCCGCAGCCCATGCGCAGGGTTTTAAGTCGCTCGTCACCGCCATCTGATACTCGGTGAGCTTGCGACCGGCCTTAGATATCAACGCATCGAGCACGGGCTGAACAAACTCAAAGTGCGCCGGCAACGGCGTGCCGTGCGCTACGTAAAACTCCGCTGCCGTGTGTAGTTCCTTGCCGTAGAGAGTGGCTTGGGTGTCCGTGAACGGGTAGTTCTTGAGTACCTTGACCTCGTGGTAGCGCCGTGCGCAGCCCTCGAAATCCTTCAGGCTGGAGTGACTCCACGTAACTTTCTTCTCGCTCATTGCTTGGCATCCCCATAACGTAAGTTCGTACCGCCATCAGCGGCCAGAGGTATCCCCGGCATGTAGGACGGCTCCATAGTCATCTGCTCCAGCACCCAGTCGAGTGCTTCTTGGCCTTCTTCCTCGGGCGCTAGTGCGATCAGTTCGTCATGTACTGTGCCAACCACTGGGTAACGCTTAGATACGCGCAGCATGCCGTCTGTCATCACGATCCGAGCGAGTGCTTGGGTGATGTTGTTGGTGATTTTGCCTGCGTAAAGCTTCGTTGCATCCTTGCCGTACACCCAGTTGCCGTCTTCATCCTTGCGCAAGTTGGGGTAGCGAATCTTCATGCCGTTAGGTAGCTCGATCTCGCCCTTGCGGAAGGTCAAGCATTTATGTGTGCGCTCTTCACCTTCCACTAGGCAGTCCACCATCAGCTTCGTACACAGCGCCCACAGACCAACCACTGGATAGGCCGTCTGTCTGTAGATGTCAATGATCTGCTTGGCGGCAACCGCATGAATAGCTAACTCTTCAAGCGTGCAGGTGTGTGGAATGTCCAGCAGGCGGGCCTCGGTCGCGCGCCACTCGAAGAATTTTTTAGCTAGTGCCTTGTTGACCCCAAGCTGCTTGGCAAAACTTGCTTGATACCGGATCGGCGGTGCCCCGAGGAACCCAACCATTAGCTGCGACGCGAACGATGCCCACCCGAGGCCGTACCCACACCCAAGCAGCGCAGACTTCGCGGACTGACGCAGTTCAGGATGGCTCTCTTTAGTCATGCCGGGTATGTTGAACATCTGCGCACCGAACGCGGCGTATGGGTCTGCGCCTGAACGGAAGATGTCCAGCATGTCTTCGTAATCTGAGAGCCAAGCCAAGACGCGCGGCTCAATCTGGGACAGGTCACCTACTACTATCGTGTGGCCCATCGGCGCTAGTATCGCCTTGCGCAGGAAGCTCCCACGCTTTAGGTTCTGCATGTTGATCGCGCTGCCCTTGGATGCCGTCCAGCGCCCCGTAGTGGCCCCGTAATAGCTCAGCGGTACAGGCAGAGGTCCGCGTTTACTGATGTCTAGGAACCGCTGCGCACGGGTGCGCTCGGTCGTGCTCTTAACCTTCAGCCTAGCCTCGCATAGCAGAACAGCCTCGGCGTTGTCACCGTTCATGATGGCTTGGAACATGGCGTCATTCTTGGCCAGTGCTAGCGTCTCTTCGCCCGTGGTCTTGCTGATTTTCTTAGGCGCGGGTACGCCAACAGCTTCAAGGAGGCTGGCGAACTTCGGGTTCGATGCCAGATCAGAGTCTGTGATGCCTAGATTTGTGAGTAATGCTTCGCGTTGTTCACGCTCTTCCTCGATAGCCTTGGTCAGCATCGTCCCGTCAAGAATCAAGCGCGGCTGCGTGTACATGCGCAGCGTCATATCAATTAAGCGCAATTCCTTGGATGGATACCCGGCAGATAGCCGGTGAAATATTTCTTCGCACAACATCACGTCATGCGCACAGTACTCAGCTAGCTCCGACTCAATCTCAGGCGTCAGCTCTTCCAACCCGTCTGTGTTGTGTACCGCGTTGCCCTTGGGCGGCAGTCCGAACGCTTGAGCTAGCGTAGCTAGTGAGTTTCCCGCTTCGGTTCCACGCAATGCACGGGCCATACTGAGCGTGTCCAGAATAAAACACGGGTGACAGTTGTACTTCCACTCAAGGATTGATACGTCGAACTGCGCGTTGTGCGCGAGGACTGCTGTTTGGTCCCAGTCGTACTGCATGAGTGCGTCGTGCAGGTCTTCGCCGTTGTACCAGCGTGGGGGGTCATCCGATCCGTACTCATGCAGGCAAGCACCAAAGGCTTTAAATCTGGGGTCGCGTATGTACTCCTCGGTGGTCATCTTAGATAGCGTGTAGTCTGCCTTAGACCAGCGCGTCTCGAAATCAATCGTGACTATATTCTTGAAGGGTCTAGCGTTACTCAATTAAATTTCTCTCTTGGTGGGGCGTCAGCCATAGCGGCGTTGATCACGTTTGTTATTAGTACGTTGGCGCTCTGCACTAGTGAATAGACCTTGTCTGCCCGCGCGTTAAAAGTTAAGACCGTCATATGCTCAGCATCGTCATGTACGTACAGAAACAGCGCGTGCCCCTTGGCGTTTACCTCCACGCACTTCGCGAGGCAGTCACTTAGTTCTAGAAGCTGCATTGCTTTGGCGTTCTTTACGCTTTCTTCATCGTCCATTCAAGTAGCTCCTGTAGTACGTGTAGGTTGTCTTCGTTAACTACTAGGGCGTAGCCGCCCGCGTCGAATATCTTCTGGATGTTGTGTTCTTGCAACGCTGTTGGCTTGTTCGTTCCTGCCTTGGCCTCGATGCCGATGAATCGCCCGTTACAGCACACAAGAAAATCCGGCACGCCTGAGTTCCCATACCCCGTGCCGATGGGCATCGCATAGTAGGCTTCAAACTCGTCGAGGATGGCGCGGATCTTCTTCTTGACCAGCGCTTCAGGTTTTATTCCCATTTGGGTATAGCCCTAACTGCTAGAAACTTGGTCCAGTGCACACGCTGCTCTTCTTTTAAATCTTGCAGCATCGCTGCCGCTAAACCCGATACGTACCCAATCCTGAACTTGTCACCGTCCAGACTGCCGCTAGTCTCAATCTGCTCTGCTAGCGCCGCGTCGGTCGCCTTGGTAATCAGCGTCAATAATTCAGCGTGTGTCACACTGTTCTGGCTTTTCATCTCATCTCTCCTGACCGTAATACAGCAACGACAGTTCCTCGGCCACGAACTCAACTGCCCATGAATCTTTATCCGTATTCGGGTAGCCCAACAGCTTCGCTACGTATGCGTGTATTGCCGGTAAGTCTGCGTCATTACTGAACGCCTGCTGAGCGTTCGCATGGGTTACAAAGTTCTCTACTAGGCTGTCCGGCGTGTCTTCGTCATCCATCCAATAGCTGGGTGGCATGCGGTTGTCGTAGGCGTCTTGGATTCTGTTTAGGGTTGCTTGAGTTTGGCGCATGATGGCTTCGTTGGGTTAGCGTTGGTTGTTAGGTGAGGGGGGAATGTATATTCCGCGCCCCCTCTGTTCGCGGTGAGGGAGTGTGGGTAAGGTCCGAAATTCCATAGCCGGCAACCCTACCCACGACGGGACACACTAGATATACAAGCCACGTATGAGCACCGTCCGATATGCACGCCGGCTTAATTCTGTTCAGGTTTCTGGTTCTCTGACAGGTCTTCCAACCTGTCGATCTCGCGCTGGAGGTAGTAGCGTGCCTTGCGTAGGTCTTCCAACGGCTTGCCCTTGTGGTCAGCGCGAGCTATGTACTTACCCACCTGCCACAGCAACGGGTTCTTGGGGAACCAGTCTTGTAGGACTTCAATGACTTCGTAGTAGCCGAACGTGTAGTGCGCGGGCTTGTTGACTGGGTCGTTCATCTGTATCTGTGGCTTGGCTGGCGTTGTGTGTGCGTAGATCATTTGAACATCTCGTTGAGTGCTTTGCGTAGCTGATGTGCGGTGCGCACGTTGAGCATGGACAGGATCATCTCCACATCTTGCTCGACGGTGTTGGGTTTTTGCTGTACATGCACTGTGCGTGTGGGCGCAGGTGCCGGCTTGGGTTCGTCAATTGGGTAAGTTGTCTTTGGCTTTGGCGTGGGCTTGGCCTTGGCTTTCGGTCCGGGTTTGTTTTTCTTGGGCTTGGCTGGGTATTCCATCGTGGCTACGGCGGCAAGCAAGCGTATCGGTTCGTACTCAGACTGAAGTGAATAGATCGCGTTGTTGGCGTCTCTATGGATGTGCCCGGCTCTGATCATCTGATGTATGTACGTCGATGTAGTGGATAAGCCCACCCCCTTATCTGTGAGAGCAACCGCGATCTCGTCTAGGGTCTTGCCGGGGTTTGCTTGGATATAGTCAAACAGGATCTTAGCCTTGGGCGGCTTGGCTTGGGTTTGGGTTTGGGTTGGCGTGGGTGCAGGTTCTGGTTGTGTAGCCGGTGCAGTGTGCGTGTACTGTCCGTTCCAGTCTTCGATTGCGCTGCGTAGCGCTTCCTTTAGTGCAGTCATTACCGATCCTCGGTTTGGTTGATTGAGACTGTAGGTTACTGGGGGTCTTGAAGAAATGTCAAGCGTTTTACATCTCTTTTACAAAAATATTGGTGTTCTTGGTGGTTTTGTGATGGACGGCACGATGTTAGCCCACAGTTTCGCTACGTCTGAGCGCTCTGGTTCGGGCCACTTGAGCGGATTCTCGTCGGGTGCGAGCGTCTCCTCCAGAAATTCGCGTGTCTTCAGTCTACCTATCATTCCGTGCAGCATAGAGATGGCTGCGTCGCAGAACACGACGGTGTTGGGATCTCCGATCTTCTGTGCGTAGCGCTTCTGTCGCTTGATCAAGTCTAGCTCGTGTCTAACATGAGACACCCAAGTGTCCCACTCACTCTTACGTGGGCGCTCCCACCTCTTCTTCGAGGCTTCGCTGCACAGCTTGGACTTGCGTTTGACTTTGGCTTCTTGCACACGGACTGCGGTGGATGGGCGTATGTCTCCGGATTCTACCAGTGCGTTGAGTTCGTGAATGGTTAGCTTTGACAGTTTACGTTCTGTCGGGGGTCGGCAGTCTTTGCAAAAGTTGGATGTGAACTCGACTCGGTGCTCCCCAGAGTAGCCCCTTGCCATTGCGTGTTGGCGTGAGATTGTGTAGATGAACTCCTTGGGAGGCAGAATCCGATTGCATTTTGGGCAGTGTACGGCGTGAGTCATGGCTGATCCTCCTTAAAGGCCAAATACTAGCAAAAAGTTTGGACGGTGGCAAACCCTTATGTATCCTGTGTTTGCGTGGGGGATACCTAAAACGTAAATTTCTTATGTCGCGCACTAGCTTTTTGATTGGACGCAGTCAAGCCCGCGTGTAGTCTAGGTTTCAGGGGGGTAATGCGCCACAAGGCATCGATTTTAAAAAAACAAAAGCGCCTAAGCCGGGAAGGGAGCGAGTGTCCGCGCGTCCACGTAGGTGTATTAATATATAAGATATAGATATAGATATATATGTAGGTATTCGCCGGACTTTGACATTGGACGCTAGGATTGACGCGGGTTACAGAGCGTCCGGGGGTGCGGACAAAACGGGATAAATTTAGACTGTTGTTTTTTAGCAACGGGAGTCTAATCTTTTACACTTAACGCGCCTGCAACCCCCACGGTCGCACTTCACCGGCAATTATTGCCGGCCACTAAACTACGAACGCGCCTGCATCCCCGACGGCCCATGATCGAACGCGCCTGCAACCCCGACGGTCGCCTGTATGGGGCGGCAAATATTGCCGATACGATGGGCACAAAAAAGCCCCTTTTCAGGGGCGCAAAAAAGGCCCCGAAGGGGCCGAAAAGGGGTCCGCCCCGTAGGGCGGATCGGGCGCTATAAATACCCCAAGTGGATACCCTTTTCGTCGCGGACCTCGATGACGTAGGCGATGCGCGCGGTGGGCGCGCGGACTACCCGGTAACTCCACTCGGTGTCGTCGGATTGAAGTTTGGCGGCGAGCGTTGCCGCCTGAGCGTGGGTAGGGTGGAGTTTCATTCGTTCGTCCCGTTTTCAATGTAGCGAAGCCAGCGATTAACGTCGGCGGTACTTATCCAGTCCCCGCGCGTACCGTCGGCTTGGGGCGCAAATTTGCTCGATTGAATGTGCGCGCGGAACTCGTGGATACGCTCGATTAGTCCGATGATCCGCTGATTGGCGCCGGCACTCTCGGCTTGCAATTTGAGAATGTGATTCACGATCAAACCCCCGTAAAGTGTCGCGATTGCGTCCCGTGTACGATGATTGCGGGCGATGCCCGTTTGGTGTTTTGGCCGGCGCCGTCGCATGCTGCGCAATCGATGCATTGCAAGCGTTTCCCGGCTTCATCCGATGCCGGACACTCGAATTCCCCAGCGGCTAGCGGATCGGTTTCCAGTCTGATCCGAAAGGTTCTCCATCCGCCCGCGCGGGCGTCCAATAACTCCGATGGATTGTCTACGCTAGCCATGCATAGGCTGGCGATATCCTGAGCGAACCCGGCGCGCCATTGGTGCGAGTAACCCGTATGACCGGCGGCCAGTTTCAAAATGGATTGCCACACTCGGGCGCGGATCATTGCAGGGTCACCATATGCGCCGAGTCTTACCATGCGCCCAGCGATAATGCGGCGCAATTGTGCGGGCGATACCCGAGGGTACAGGCCGGCTTTCAGACTGCGGTAAACCGATCCGATGCCGAAATGGGTCACGTAGCACGTGCGCGTACCCGTTACCGGGTCGCGACGATGCCGACACTCTCCGCATATGCTTCGATCCGCGCCATTTGCGATTGCTTCCGATGGGTGCACATCGGCTCGGAGAATGTAGGTCTGCACCATATCGCCCGTCTTACCATTGCCTGAATGGACGATCGCGACTCCGACGATAGGGGCGCCATCGATGGGCGATCGCCCCTCGAAAAATACGTATCCAGTCGGGTTTTTCATTGTCTCGACTCCTGAAAAAATGCCAACATCGGCACAGCACAGCACCGGCCAACCCGACGCTGTGCTGTGCCGCCCACTAGTGGGCGGCTTGGGTTTATTTCAGTGCGGCTTTTAATTCGGCTTTGATCCGTTTGGCTATCGGGCCGCGCCACGATCCGGCATTGCTCAAAAAGTACAAAACGATGCCGCGCGCGTCGTCATGGCCAAACCGATCACGTATGCAATGCATGCCTGCTAGTGCGTTTAGGTAGGGGATAGCGGCAAAGTGCGGGCGTTTCCAATCTTCGTTGATCTCGCGGGCGATCTCGTTTAGTGGGCGGTGGTTCATGCTTGGTTCTCCATTGTGGTGAATGCCTGGGCGATATCGGCCATAACTGCGGCCAGGACGGCGGCACGGGTGCCGCGATATCCGTATTCGGTTTTGAGGATGGAATAAGACGACTTACCTGCGCGGCGCATGCCCGCGATTTCAAGTCTTAATCCGGTGCGCAGTGTGCAGAGTCGGAACAATGCGATCTTGTTGGGGTCACTGATTGCGGCCATGTTGGATTCTCCGGGTTATGCAATGCGAACGGCGGCAATCTTGCCTGACCGAGTGTAGATAATGCCGATGCCCGATCTATAGCAGCCGAGCCAACCTCTAGCCTCTCGCGTCGTGCGTGCGCGGTGCACGTAGCGGTCCCCGTCAGCGTCAATGATTACAACCCGATAGGGGCTGATTGCGCGTCGGATCGCTCGGCGGATTGCATGCTTAATCTCTTTCATGATCGATTCTCCGGGTTAAAGTGGGCGGTCGGTGGTGTCAATTAGTACGGCGCTATCGTCAATCTCGCCTTCGCGTATGGCTAGCCAAAACGCATTGGTTTCGAGTTGCTCGCAGACTTCAGCCAGTGATAAGCCAGTCGCGACGCATTCGTCGACACTTGCGCCATTGATCGCTAGCACGGCGATCCGGCCTTGTTTGTCCTGCACCGTCACTGAGTAATCTTTCGTTTCCATTCGTTAGACTCCGGTTAAAACAACGGCGAGACTTGCCGCGCATA